TATTCTGCTTATCTCTCCACTCTTCAGGTTTTCGGTTCTTCAGCCAAAAAATCATACTTGTAGGATCTGCGGCTTGTTTTTTATGAACAACCTTTGTCGGGACCATATCCCAGCATTCAGATGCTTCGTTCCACGTTCTTTCCATCGTTACTTCCTCATACTCATAACCCATAGCCCGCTTGAATAGGGCATTTTCGACCATTAAATCTACCACTTCTTTTCCTTTTTTCAAAGCGTTAGCTATGTTAGGATGTTGTTTTTTCCATGCGTAAAGGGTTTCCCGTCTGATTCCAATATTATGAGCAATCTGCTCATCACTAAGGCCGTTCCTCGCCCAGCCTTCAATTTTTATCAATCCTTCTTCTGTTACCCAATCTTCATATATATATCTAGGCATTTCCTTCCCTCCCTAAAATAAAAGGCCGGACCGGTATTGCAGCAAAGAGGGCATTTGCTTCCGGTTTCGGCCTATCCTTATTATACAATACCCCCGACTTTTACAGTATTCCCCATTGATTCTTTTTATAGCGCAAGGTGTACTCTTTCACGCCTTTGTATACGCATATCGTCCGATCATTCATGACCCTAGAAAGAGCCTGATATTCGGCTAGTGACATATCCAGCGCTTTCCGTTTATTGGCTATGCCCCATTCGTCCTTATAGCGGTTAAGCGTGTGTATGGAACCTATACGCAAGTGCGGCAGTTTTTCCTTATCCGGTATGCCTAGCCTGTCCAACTTTTCGTAGTTTTCTAACGTCGGGTACATGGACGGCCCGCTGTACGCCCTGGACTGCCCCGTCTTGACGATTTCCGCACCAAGCTCTACCAATGTTCTGCCGTACTTGCAAACGGCCTGGCAGTACCTTAATTCCTTCGCCGATCCATGTTCTTTCCGAATCACCCGTTTAATCTCGCACCCTTTACAGTGTTCTTCCTCAATCCGATTTATTTCAAGCATGATTTTTTCACGTTTCACGCTTCGCCCTCTTTTCGTTATCGAACTAATTCTTTAAGCCATTCCATTTGTTTTAGATCCAGTAATAAATCAATTTGCGCCTGCTTGTAATCGGTAGCCACTTCCTGAAAGTCACCGAATTGAAAGAGATTGCTGTTTTTATAAATAAGACGAGCTCCCTCTTTCATAACTTCTTCATCCCCTGAATACGTCACATTGATGACCCATGTACTCTCATATTTGTGTTCGGTGATTTCAAAGACAATGTATGTCCTGCAATAGTACCCTGAATAAACCCGCCCTGCCTTGTACTCTGTTTTCACATCATCAACCCCTTCAAGATTTTCACCCAACCGATTACCGCCATCCACAAGGGTATAGAGAACAACGCCGCCCATGCAATGCCCCTGAAGAAGTTCATTCGCACTTATCACATAACCATAGTTTTTCATCCTTGCTGTATGTCAGTTCTCTGAAGTAGCTGCACTCACAACATCTATCTTTCTTCTTCTCTGCCCTTTCCTGCTTATCCAATTCCTTCTGCATATCCTTGTACCGCATTTCCCTCGCGTACTCATTCAGCCCTATTAATGATATTGCCAGGATTGACAGTGTTAAGATAGCCACCCGATTTCCCCCTTTGATTGTTTTCCATATCCCTCATAGCGGTTTCATATCCGAATTTAAAGCCGTCTGTCCATGTATTGCAATGCTGTGCCTTCATTTCCATACGCTTCGCCCTGTTCGGTTTCTTCCGCTTCACTGTGGATCACTCCTTAATATCCGTTTTCCTGCCTTTCGTGGTTCACCTGATTCTTTTCAAAATAAGCTGCTTCGATTTCTTCAGGTGTAAACCCAAGCATTTCACCTAAGATGATATAAGCAGCAAACAATTCGCTGTAATAATCGTCGTCTTGCAAGTTAGCGGCATGTTCGCAAACCTTAGTGAACTGCCGTGTAACATTTTCTGCTTTTTGCCACGATATTTGTTGTTCAATAACCCTATAAGAACTTTTAGTGTAATCACCTATAACCTCTTCTAACTCAATCCCCAATTCAAGAACGAAATGCAGACCATCAACGTATTCTTCGAGAAGTGGATTTTTATACTCATAGGTGTCGATGATTTCTCCGTTTTCAAATCCAAGAAAACTTACTCTTTCTTCTGTATTCGGCTCCTGATTCTGACTCCAAAACTTAAAACCTCGCCACTCGTTCGCACATTCCCCAATCTCCACCAATAAGGAAAGAATCAGCTTTTCGAATCTGTCCGGCTCGTTATAGTTTATTTTCTCCCGTAGCTTCCTTTGCGTTTCAAATAACTTTTCAAAATTCATAATTTCTCCCTCACTTCCTCCAACGGCACTTCTTTGCCATTGAAACTAAATTCTGTTATGTCCTCTTTATTGAATCTGTACCGCTGCATGACCTGTCTTAATTCAGAAAGCCGGGAAACGGACGTTGTATGCCCGCATTCCCTGTTGTCCTGGTTGCGATATTTAAGGCTGATCCATTCGCTCATATGGTTTTAGGCGACTCTTTATCCCATTTTCTATGACATGAACGACATAGCCATTTCACTTCTAAAGGCTTGTTGTAATCATAATGAGCGCCTTCAATCGCTTTATTTTCAGATCCGCAAAACTCGCACTTGTTTATTTTTTTTACAACACCTTTCCTTAACGCGTTTTTTAATTCACTCCCTGCTTTTTTCGCTATCAGTACACGTTCTTTGTTTTTTTCTTCCCAACGTCTATTAATTTCTCTGTATTTTTCAGGGTTATTTTTTCTATATTTTTTTAAATATTCCCTGTGATACTCAACTGACTTCTCCTTTTTAGCTTGCCTTTTCTTGTTTTCTTTAGTTTTTTCAGGATTTTCCGCCTGCCACTCTTTCGTAGTTTTATTGCAACAAATCTTACACCTGGAATAGACTCCGTACTTGTGTCTTTTATGAGGTGAAAATTCATTAAGCAGTTTTTCAACTTTGCAAAGTGTACAAACTTTAGTTACCGCACATCCCTGTACATTCAGCAATGAATTCGTCAATGTCCATCTGCTCCTTAAATTCAATTTCATCAAGCGGAATCCCGGATCTATGCAAATAAGCTTTAGCCTTCAATCGCGGCATATTTCTGATTTTCTTATCGAATTCCACTGCATCAGCCCATGATTCAGGATCATTCTTCTTCATATCAAGCCAAACCTCATTTGAGTGGAATGGACAGCCGATACATGAAGACTTTTCCGGCGTTCCGAGTCCTTCTTCTTCAACGTATTTAATGCAATCGTCACGATCCATTTCGAGATAATCTACTAGCGGGTGTTCATGCACTTGCCATCCGATCTGCGAAGGTTTAACGCGTTGTATTTCATCTGTGCTGATTCCCTTCCAAACGTGAACAACCTCTTTAACTCTCTTTCTAGGCTCGTAACCTAGCAGGCTTCGAATCTTCCTGTTTACCGGCATGATCTTGTATTCCTGTGTGCATTGCCGCATAACCATGCCTTTTTGATTGAATTTATCTTTCGTGAAGAATGGCATGGAAGCGAAACGAACGCCTTGCTCTGCACCCTTCAGCGTGTCCTCTCGGATGTTTCCGTTATCCGTGATAATTATTTCCCGACTGTGTTTTTTCTTAATGTGTTCATTAACCTTTTCAACCCATTCATAAATACTTTTCGGTTCCCAACCCGTGTCAGAAAAGATAATGTAATCTGGAATCACACCGTTCACTTCGCCCTTTAAAGCCATGAGAAGAAGCGCTGTCGATTGCGTTCCCCCTCCATAACTCAATACATGAACGTGCTTTTTCCCATCGTCATATGTTTTCTGAATTGCCATGTTAAAACTCCCTTTCGTGGATCTATTTAAATCTCAATCACTTCAAATTCAATTCTAGGATCCTCGTCATAAACCTTTGAAGCTGTTAACCTACAAACCTGATTATCGTCTTTCCAACAAAGGCCGTTTATAGCGTCGAATAGCCCTTTGATGATATTGTCAATGTCCGGCTTTTTCGTGTGAAACTTCCCGATCAATTCAAGTTGTTTCTTTCTGCTTAACGATGCTGGTATCGGCATGTAGAATGTCATGTTTACCGCAACTTTGCCCTCAATAGGTTTATTTCGCTCCTGGAGGGCAATTTCGCTGCGCAAACGCTCCTTGTAACCTAAATACCTTCCGGCGGCTGCATTCGTGAATTTGCCCCTCCTGGTCATGCGTACCGCGCCCATCGGAATTATATTGTTTATCCGGTATTCCGCCAAATATTTCCCTCTCCCTCGCCTGCCGTTCAAGCAGCTTTATTTTTTCATTCGCACTTTTCAATTCCTGCAAAATTCTGAAATATTGGCCTTTCCAATTATCCCGCTCGATCCCGTTTACTTTCTGTGTATAGCGGGAAACCTCATAAAGCGTACAGTTAATGTCGTGAATAATCTTCTGCGGCAGTTCTCGTCCAAATGACTCCTGCATAAGATAGATTAAGCGTTCCGCATTACTTGCTGTCATTCTGAATCTTCTCCGTTAGAATTTTAGAATGGCAGTCTGTGCAGATATTGGATCGGCTGTTATATGGCGTTTTCCCGCATTCTACGCATTTCCCTTTAACCAGGCTGCCCCATTGAATGATGTTTTTCATTGGCTTTGCACCTCCTGGCTGTCGGAAAGTTTGTCGCGGGTTTCCATAAGAGCGCCATACGCTGCTAATGTGCTTAATGCCATTGTTCGCAATCGCTTTAAACATTGGTCAATGTCTTCCTGGTCGGTAGAATAGTAATAGCCGTAATTGCCCGACATTATCGGATGCCCCTGCAAACGTAGTACCCTTGTCATATCCCTAATTTCTCTAGGTGTGCCAATTGTCGGAAGTTGTCGAGATTTGATAGCTGTATGTTTATTTGTGTGATATGCTTGTAACCGCTGAAGGAATTGCCCTGTTTTTTCAGCACATATCACCCGATTTTCACCCAAACCGTTTGTAATCAAATTGCCCGTTTGATTTATAGACATTGCATTAACCCCTTTGTGCCGCTTGCTTATGCAGGCGGTTATTTGATTTTCAAAAGAACAGCTTCGATCCGGTTTACCCAGTATTGATTTTCATTCGCTCTTGCAGCAACTTTTGATTCATAAATCATATCCCGCTCTTTCCCTTCTTCTCCCCTGGCTGATCTTACTTTCGCCTGGATATAGCAGTGAGCGTTATCCTGCGCCAATTCTAGGAGACTTTCAACCTCTCGTAAGGCTTTGCCCTTCCATGCTCTTAAATCGTCTAATTCAGCCCTTAAAATGTCAATGTCGCGATACAATAACTCAACCTGCTTTCTGTCGCATTGTTTAACCGGTTCGATGATCTTCACCCGCTCCACCCCTTTTTTTAATAACACCCATTTCTTTTTTCCACTTGTAAAAACGACTCTCACTAACCCCTGCCATTTCAGCAATGACATAGTTCGGTCTACCTTCATCCACCAGCATTCTGTATTGTTCCACTGTCATGTTCACAGTGACCGGTTCTTGTCCGACTTTAGGCGGCACGCCGTTTTTCCTAAGCCATGACCTTAGAGTTAAGTCCGAAACCTTCATCAGCTTTGCAATTTGCCAATCTTTATATCCCTGCGCCCTCAAATCGTAGTATTTTCCTAAAGTGAAACCAATCAGCGCCGGCTTTCTGCCTTTATTCGTCGCCCTCTTTTCTAATTCCTGCCAGTCCTTTTCGAAAACAATTTTCAGACCGTTCAATTCGAGATAATTCACCCAAATGCTGCCCAATAATTCGCCCGCTATTTCTTCTGCTGTTTTCACGCCCTGCACGCCCCTTTTTAACCTTTCGGCTGTCTTAGTATTCAAAATCTATTTAAACGCCGTCAGTGACCTTCAGTGAATCCTCACGACCATTTCAAAGAAAAGGTTGCAAGACTAATGATTTTCTAAGCTTGTACCTTCCGTCATTGTACATTTCCACCAGGGCATGTAAGATTTCAACCGGTTCTCTTTTCATGTACGCTGCTATCTCCTGAAGTGAGAAACCTTCGTTAATTAAGTATTGAATGTCGTAAAGCTGCTTGCGCTCAAAATGCAGATCAAGTTCCTCTGCGATTATCACCCGATCATTAATCGGCTCTTTGCCCCATTTCTTTTCGAACGATGCAATCACCTGGTTTTCTTCTGCCGTTCCTGGTGCTATTTCCGATCCGTCCCTGTTAGGCATCCCGCTCCACCCCGTAAAACTCTTTATATCGCTTGTTCAGTTCTTCTTCCCACGCCTTGCGCTTTTCTGTCTCCTTCTGTTCGGCACTTACAAACAGGTAAATGCCGTTGCCCATTTCAACAATTTTGTTTTTCACCCGATTTTCACCCCGTTATTAAATTAAAAGTTTCTCAGTCTATAATCGTCTCCGACCATTTTAATTACATAAGTGTCGTCCATAACCCTAGAAAAATTCCTTTCTCCAATCCTAGAACGCAAATCTTTTGGTTCGAAGTTCGTAGTAAAAATTGTATGTTTCCCCTGTCTGCTGTCAATGATTTCAAATATCCTTTCCAATGCCCAATCAGATTTTTTCTCCGTACCCAAATCATCAAGAACCAACAAATCAACCCGCATTAAAGAATTCATCAAATCAGTTTCCGAAAAAGTTGCGTTATTGTTGTATGTCGACCGGAATTTTGTTAATAATTTAGGTGTGGATATAAAAACGCCTGTGAATTTCATTGACATGATGGTTTTTATTATCGAAACCGCCAAATGACTTTTACCAACACCATAGCTACCGGTCATTAATAAATTTACCGGATTATCTTTGTTGAAATTCTTTGCGTATTTCATGCAAGTTCTTTTTGTTTTATCAAAGTCAGCATTGGGAGGGACAAAGCTCTCAAAGCTGGCATTTTTTAATTTCGGATTAATTAAAGAATTGGTATCGAAAATACGATTCCTTTCATTTCTTGCCATATCTCTGTAAAGTTCTTCAATTTCATCAACCATCCCCTGATCCTCTTTTTTCTTTTGACACGAAAAGCAATCGTCATTAATGGAATGCAGTAAACCTTTTGGAGTCTCCATTTTGTATTCCGCCTCAAACTCCTTACCGCAAGTTCCACAAACACCTTCCACAACGTCATAACGCTTTAACATACTAGAATTTTGGTTCTCGTTGCTTTGTAAAGTCATGCCTTTCAGTGTCGACTTGATAAGATCCATGCGATTTCACCTCGTTTTGTTTTTGATGCTGCCCAAAATTCAATGCCGGCTTAGAATCTTTTTTAGCCCAATTTAATATCGTCATGTAATCAGACTTATACTTCTTTCCAGTAGATCCTTTGTATAGATTCAACTTCTCGATTTTTTCTTTAGCTCCAAACTCAGAAAACTGTTCAACTAGTTTTAAATACTCGGACTCTTCCAAACTGACAAATTCAGCGTATTTTATTTTATTAACCTTTTTAGCATTTTTAGCATTATTATCATTCTTATTTATTGCCCCTTCTTTGCCCTTACTCTGCCCTCTCTCTGCCCCTTCTTTGCCCTCCTCTTTGCCCGAGACTTTGCCCTTGTAGTTTTCGGAATCTTGGTAAACATCATAATTAACAACGGTTAATAGCAATCCTTTCTTTGCCCGAGACTTTGCCTCATCCTTTGCCAAAAAATCATACTTTACTAATTTTTCGATTGCGTTACGCACAACTTTTACTGTTATGTCTTTATCTGAAATATCATCCACAATCTGCTGATAAGAAGTTGCTATCTGCCCTCTTTTCAAATCCAAAATTTCTCCGTTTCTTGCAACCTTTCCATCCTTGAATTGAGCCTGAAGTAAAAGTTCAATCATTACAATTCTGTGCGTAGCTTTCAGAGCAAGCCACAAAGGTGATCTTCTTATTTTCCTTGCTAACAAGACATAACCTTCAGGTATCGTGTTATCATTCATCTAAAAAAGCCTCCATAGTTCTTCTGTAACTTGTCCAATGTTTCGTTGTCAAAGCAACTTCTTTTAAAGATTCTAAAGAGGCTCCTTTCTCATAAGCGTCAACAAGCCACCTTATAGACTGCACCTTGTCGTAATAGGCTAATCTGTTTCTTAAAATCCCGTGAATATAATATATATCTTTCATATACTCAGGTTCTTTTTCGTTTTTTGTTTTAACAGAACATATTTTAGGGATGTAACTAAATGCTTTTTCTAATGATTCATCAGTAAATTTGTAAGGTTCTTCTCGATGAGGTTTTAAATACTGACTTGTAGAAATTTCAACACAATCGAGTATTAAGTTAAAGTCGAATTTTTTTACCATTTTCCTTACATTTCTTATGCCACTTTCAGTCAGGGATGAATTGGTTAGTTCTTCCCACTTACTTACAATATGATTGACTTTATCCCCTTCTATATCGGATAATCCCTCTCTCCACTTCATCATCATTTCAAGTTGGTTCCTTCGTTCATTCAATTCCTCTAGCTGCTTTCTTTGCTTTTCTAACATTGAATTGTCGTCTAAAAGAGTTTTTCCCTTTCCTCGATTACAATCAAAGCATGATGTAATTAAATTCGTTAATTCGTTAAGTCCTCCATCAGATACTGGTTTTATATGATCTACTTCCAAAAGCACGTCAGGCGAAGAACTTCCGCAATATTGGCATTTAAAAGAATCTCTTTTGAAAACTTCGAAACGTAACTTTTTAGTTAGATTTTTCCTCTTACCACCCAAACTTTTCACCTCCGCCCTTTATTATTTTTTTTGTGTAATCCACTCATTAACCTTTTCGGGATCAAATCGGATAGATCCGCCAACCTTAAAGAATGGAAGACCTTGTTTTCTCCATTGGTGAATTGTTTCGCGCGTCACCTTTAATTTCTCTGTTAAATCTTTTGTTGTTAGGTACTCGTTCATTTTTTTGTTTCATCACCTTTCTTTTTGTATCTGTCCTAATCTTACAATTTATTATTTATTTTGTCTACCACTTTTTTCATTTTTTATGGAATATTTTTATAAAATATTGATTATAATGTTAATTTCATGGTATTCTTTTCAAGCGAACGGCACGCTGCATGGCCCGTGATCCAGCCGTACACTGGACGCAGGCCTTTCACGTCTGTATGGGTTGTGTGGCGAGCTTACTAGCATGCGGATCAAGCACATTTTGTCTTTGTACTCTTGTTTTTCTGCTCACATTAAATCAGGAGGTGAAAGACTCCCCGAACTTGTGCAGCGATCCGACAATCAAACTAATATTCGCGTATTAGAAAAGCCTATCCGCATGGGACAGGCTCTTTTTTATCTGCATTTTCTATTCAGAAATTTTTTCCGTCCCTTTTCTCGAAGTTCTTCCCAGTATGCGCGTTCTTCTTGTTCTTTCACCTTGATTTCGGCGTTTTCGAAAACCTTGCGGAAAATCTCCCTGCGCTGCTCCATTTCATCCAGTGTAAGAATGGACTTTTCTTTCATTCCCTTTCCTCCTGATCATCCTCGTAGTCTGCAATAGCCTTATCTAAAATTTCTTCTGCTTCCCGGCTTGTATAACCACGCATGACCAAATCGCAAAACCAGTACAATCTTTCTTTTGCGCTGATTGTCATTCCCTTTCCTCCTGATCCGTATTAACGATCTTCAAATTTAATTTGGTAAGCATCCACCTGGATAACTTCACCATTATCTTTTTCGATTGTTGCATACATACCGATTCCGTCCTGCAAGTCTCCCTCTTGCCCAAAACAGTGAAAGTACCCTCTGTATGTTTCACCATTGATCTTGTAAGTGATGTTTCTTAGTTTCTGTTTATCCATTATTCCTCCACCCCCGCGCTTAATTTCGCAATATATTCGAAACGTTCACTAAGAAACTTTGTCACTTCTTATTAACCTATCTTTTTCGTCATAATCAATAGCATAAGTTTCACAACATTTACTACACCAAAGATTTCCCTCTTGTATAAAACCCTTTGTTGTATCATTAGGCTTTTTACAAGGCTTTCCATCCTTTTTAATATTGTAGAATTTTTCAAAAGATACCATTTCAGAAACCATAAGTTCTCTACCGCAGTCACATTTAGGTTTTTCATAAGTCACTAAAAATCACTCCTTTGTTGCACAATACTTTTCTACTCTGCATCAGCGCTTAATTTCGCCTTTCTGACCTGCTCGGAAAGGTGAATAGGTTCGTCAAATAATTGATGATAATAGGCTTTAATATACGTTTCAGCGTGATTCATTTCCAAATCCCTCAAAAACGCGTCATGCGCCATTGTGATTTCTCTGCGCTCTTTTTCAAGTTCGGCAATGCGTTGCTGTGCTTTACCATGCTTGACACTTTGACGTTTGATGCCTATTTCAAGTTTATCAGCCAGTGTATTTAAAGATTCGTTTTCCTCCTGAAGCTGCTTGATTGTGTCGTGCATCCACTGCATATCATCATGAACCATGCCCGGTAGTTCTTCTCCTGCAATTACATTCAAAAAAATGTCGATAGCCTGCAATCTCTCGTTAATGTTCATAAAAGAATCTTCCCCCCTGTTAATGTTAAGTACACGGCAGCCGCGCCCACGACCAGTGCCAATGCGTAAAAGATTGCCCCAAATTCCCGATCTTCACCCATGTTTATTCAGCCCCTATTCTTCGATTTCTTGAATTGTTAAAATGCAACCTGTTAAATCCGCAAAAACATAACCGCCGTACTGCCCGTAAAAAGCGATTGAATTTGTTTTTGCGCAATGCCTGTTTGCAAACCATGATTCTAAATCTAAATGCGTGGTGAATGTTGCTGAAAGTGTTTTTTCTCCTTCTTCGCCGCCGATAAGATTAAACATATATTTTTTATTTTCCATGATATTCAGCCCTTAGAGGGCTTCCCGCCCCCTTATTTGAGTAGTTCCTGCAATTTCGATACCGCTGCCGATGCTTGACCTTCGCGCCCGCCTGTCATTTCCTTGTACGAATTGCTGAAGTCTCCAACGTGTTTGACTAATGCCTGTTTGATTTGCTCCTCTGTCCATCCTTTTTTCTGGACTAATTGCGTTGTTAAACTGTGAAGATATTTCACTTGCCCGTCTGACGCGACAGAACCACCCGTATTGCCGTTTTGGTTCGGTTTAGGTGTATTTGTATTCCCCGCGTTGTTTTGGCTGTTATACGGCTGTTGTGAGCCTGCGTTTCCATCGTCATCTTCACCAGTGTTCAAAGAAAGGAATGCAAGCAACGAATATCTGCGGGCATAACTGATAGTGCTGCCGACACCCTGCGGATCGTTCTTCGCTGGTTTCATAATTAGTTCATCACTTTCCATCCATTCGCCTGACTCGTGAATGAGCATGGTCTTTAAAATGACGTTCGTTCCATCGCCTGAAGGTATCTGCATAAGCGAAAGACCATTTTCGCTTAACAGCGGTCTAACCTCGTCTATAATCGTGTCTAAGGTTGCGTACTGATTCTTGAAGAAAGGGTTATCTGCGTCCTTTGCGATCCGCCCGACTGTTGAATTGAATTTGACTAATGCTTTGGCAATTTCTCCGATGCTTTCCGATTTATTCACCTTTAAACCCTCCTATCTGATTCTTATGCCCTCTGTCTCTTTAACCGCCGCACCAGGAATGAATTCCTCTTTCTTCAACTCGGCAAGCAGCTTTTTCTTATCCACCGAAACTACAACTTTCTCATTCTTGTAATCTTCCGGAATAAGTTCCTCGTCGTAAATATCGACTGACTTTGTTTTCTGAATGTACACACTCTTAATTAGCGGATTTCCCTTAAACTGAACTTTATTAGTCTCGGAATCTACAACTTTGACGGCATCAATCATCATGTTTTTAAGTGACTGAATCTTGTTTTCCATCGTCTTTCTGCTTGCTGCAAGCCGTTGTTCTTCCGCTTTGACCAGCTCAATGTCTGATTCGATTAAACGCATGACGTACACCATGTTCTGAAGTTTATCTTCCAGCGCTTCCCCGATTGCTTCCAACGTGTCCCTGAAGGTTTCCTCGTCAAGCTGATCGGCCATTGATACGAGTGATAAGTATTGTTCGGACAATTGGTATATGTTCATTTTTTCGCCACCCTCTCCAAAGTTTCGAAGTTTTTGATAATTTCATCTAAGCTGATGTATTCATCGCCGTTTTTCTTCAGTCTTTCGTAGTACCAACGATGAACCTCGATAAGATCAATGATCGCTTTTGCATCTGGGCTCATTTAGATACCTCTTCTTCGTTAATTCTTTTCTTTTTCATGAAATCAATTTGCTTATCGGTCCAACCAAATGTATTCCCTATCCTTGCTGCAGGTTTCGGAATCCTAGCTTCTCTGTACATGGCATGAACCGCACTTTTTGAAACGCCTAAAATTTCAGCGACTTCAACCGCACTATAAAGGTTTATAACTCCATCTAAAGTAACTTTTCTTTGTCCTGGTCTGCTTCTGTTTGTCGCTTGAAGCTTCTTTGTTGCCCATCTACAATTTTCAACGCAGTAATTACCGTCATTATCAATCCTGTCCAAAGTGGTTTCTGATTCTCCGAAAAGAATAACGTGAGCATTGTATTCCTCTCTCATATCTTTGTAAAAATTTTCGAACATTGACCATTCTTCACTTACGGCAATACCTCTACCGCCGTAACCTGGATAATTAGGAGATTTTTCATTGTTGCACCTTTGCTTCATGCCTGACCAAATTCGATGCATTCTTTTTCTACATGGATCATTTTTCATTTCTGTTCACCTCTTGTTTTACACTTAAATAACTCGCCAATGCCCATCCAACAATTCTCGCTTGCGGAACGCCAGTTTTATCAGATTCTTCTTTGAGAAGATCGAGAAGTTTTTCTTCTAAGGTGAAAGTTCTAGCTTTTTTCAATTTATATCCTCCCTTCAAGTTCTAAATTTAGAATACAATACAATACAACTAGAAGTCAATCGTTAATTTAAAAATATTCCAGTATTTTTGCAAAATAAAAAAGAGCTGCTTCATCAGCAGCCCTTCCGGGTTTAACGTAAAAGAGCCTGCAAGCACTTAGGCAAGCAGACCCTTAAACGGATGAATTTGTATGATTTTGTGAATAACAACGGGTATTCTCCGCCGCCTTTTCGGAAAAGGCGATAAACCCTGATCGTATTTAACGTGCCGATCAGTACACTTGCTATTAACCGTTATCGGCAAGATAACATGAGTTTATTTTAACAGTTTGTGGGATGCCTGTAAATAAAAAGAAAACCGCTTTGAGGGCGGTTTATTTAAGGCCGAATTGTGATTTACTCTGCAACTTATTTCCCTGGAACATAGCATTCATGTTTGCGCCAAGATCCCCGTCACCCGTCCAGCTATACATGACGGTATAAAATTGAGATCCTTTTTCGCCCGTCTCGCTCATAAGCTCACCCTCACCGATAATGGCCGTTACTTCTTCATAGGTCATGCCGTTTTCAAGTGATTCAAACTGCGCCATTGTAACGCCTTCAGCGGCCTTTTCCTGCGGTTTTTCTTTCTCCGGCTGTTTAGGTGCTTCCGCTTGTGTTTCGACTGCCTGCGGTGCTTCCTGTGGCTCTGCGGTGTCGTCCACGCCTAGAATGGCTGCGCATGCTCCCATTGCGAATATAATGCCTGCTATAACAAGAATGATTTTGATTACTTTTTTCATTTTGATTCCTCCAATTTCTTTTCTAAAATCTCATTTTCTTCAACCAACTCATTTACACGTTCTTGCAAGTCGGCATTTTCTCTTTCCAGTTCTTCCGCATGATTATTAACGTTCTCTGCTAAGTCCTCCAACATACCGAAAAGTTCAGGTGAAAGTTTTTCCCGGTTGTCGTCAATGAAACTTTCAATAAAGCCGCCGATATTTGTTGATCTTGTTTGTGCATAAGGTAAATTCATTTTAAATTCTCCCCCTTTTCATTTCCTTAATAGCAATCACCTGTCGTTTAACTTCTTCCACCTGATCAGCGTCCCAACCTTCATTTTGACCTAATGTGTAAAGTGGTTTTTCTATGCGCCCTTCATTTTTCAGCTTGTGAATGTATTCCTTAGAGCATCCTAACTGTTCTGCAATCATAGCTGCATTGAAGAGGGCAACCCTTTTTGTCATTTCCTCACCTCATTTCCCTTATCTGTTATTATCATACACGGTTAATTACTGTTTATGCAACTGATATTTTGAATTAGTGTTCGACAAATTATGCAAGGGTGCTTAAAGTGCCGCCCCTACACCCGCTAAAAGCTTTATGAATAACGGGGAAAGCATAACTAATACATAACCAACACTAGCGTTCATCATAAGACTGTAACCACGATCTTTTTGCCCTATTAGAATCATTAAAGCTGCTCCTGTAATCATGACACTCGCGATAGGCAAAGATATAGCCATCATCAAGTCTACAAGTGGATCAAAGGCCGTTAGCACTTGCTGTTTAACCGTGTCACCAATGGCATTGACGGCGATTACTTGCGGTTCATTGCTTGCAGCTAACGCCATCGGTGCCCGGCTGATTAAGAAACTACCTGCCGTTAAAGCTCCCGCTTTCTTCAATAAATCCCCCGTAAGGCGTTTTTTATCCTCCTGGCTGTATTTGTATTCCCCTGTCTTAAAGTCGTACGTCTTGACCGTCTGAATGCGTTTTGTGAACATATTAACCACTCCTTTATTTTAAAAACCATTCGCAATTATTAAAATTACCGACCTTATCGAAAAATTCCTTAAATGTATAGATTTCCAATACGTCAACTCATTTAAAAAGATTCAAACCTTGCTTTTTACGCTTTTTATTCCGTTTTTTAACGTCTTTATCAATGCAAGATTTACAGAACAAAACGAATGTTTTCTGTTTCTTTTGGCACCGCATACACTTTCCCATGTTAACCACTCCTTTAATGTATTTCTTGCGCTGTGAATACTTTTCCCGTCAATCCAAGCATAAGGCTTTCCAGTTTTGGCCGACGGCTTTCGATTTCTGTCGCCCATACCAGGTGAAAGGGTTGTTCTGTAAGCTCTTTGAATTTCTTGTATTTCTCGATCTTTTGTTTGTTCTTGTTCATCGGCTGCGCTATGTCAATCTCGACAAAGACCGGGACGCCCTTAACCGTGTATTTTGCATCGGCAATGATAGAAGTGTTACCCACTGTTATTTTTACCTCGTTTTCCCACGTTGCAGGCCGTTTAAGAGCGATAAACAATTGATTCCGTAAAAGGAAGTGCTGCACATTCATCGTTTTCTTTCGGATAACATCACTTCCGACGTATTCCCGCCCATGCTTATTCAAGTGATATACTTTCTCGTGACCATGAAAGAAAGATCCTACATAGTGATGCATCGTATTTAAAACCCTGTTTGAATTGCGCTCACTTTTTAAATCGTGAAGCGTCTGCAATTGTGATCTTGTTAAATAGTCATGCCTTTTCAAACTCAAAAGAATATTTTCCACTCTCTGGTGACGGGCTGCTTGCATCGGGTTCATTCCCTTTTTCCTCCCTTACTTTAATAACGATATGCGGTTTAATGCGCGTTTCGATCTGTTTCGTACTCATGTAAGGCGTTTGTACGGTAGTCAGGTTCCGAACCTTGTATATGGCCCTGCCTACTATGTCCGGCAGCTTCTCGGCTCCTGAAGTGTCCAGGACAACGCCTGACGCTATATCATCCTCGACCTTGAAGCATAAACGGCCCTCTGAATTTCGTTTAACCGACTTCGGCACAACGTCTTGCGTCGGGTGCTGCGTTGCTGTTATGAGCCTAAAACCGTACACACGGGAAAGCCTGGCGATCTTAGAAAGGTAGTATTCGCATTCCATTTTGATTTTTTTGATTTCCTTTACAGGTTCTTCAGATACGGAAAGTTCTGCAATTTCATCAATCACGATAAAATGCCGGTCCTTGATGTTGCTATCCTTAATATCCCGAATGCCTAAACGCTTCAGCTTTATTGCCATTGCCTGCATAGACTCATACACGTTTTCTAAGGCTTTAAGCGCCTGCTCTGGCTCTTCCGCATAGTTCACAACCTGTTTACACCTCTCGTACCTTCCAAGCTCCATACCGCCCTTTAAATCAATCAGGGTAAAAGTCACATGGTCAGGGTGATTATGCAGCAAACTGCTTATCATGAGCTGCAAGAACGTGGACTTCCCGCCGCCTGTGAGTCCGGCAACCAATAAATGATAAACCGCTTCGAAGTCATGAAAGATAAGACCATTCCGCGAAACGCCCACCGGCACTTTCCAGCCTTCTTTTATTTCCAACTCGTCAGACCACTCGAAACGGGTAGGCATCTGATCGTCATAAACCTTTATTCGTAGCATTCCGTCAAAAGAAAGCTCAATTTCCTTTCTCGCCTTTTTCTTTTTGTGTATCATCGTCCGAATTTGGTCAATAATACTCCTATTGAGTTTTAACGTCTTTAAGTCCTGGAAAGTGAATAAACTTAGCGTGTGTTTGATGTTTAAACCGTCTTCAATGACATGTTTATTATTTTCAACTGTTTTGCGATCAAAACCCAAAGGAATGCGGTAAACATATTCCGTATACTCTTTGTGCCTTCTTCTTTTTTGAAGGTGTATTGATTCGCCTTTTAAAGTCATTCCTGAATTAAGAAAAATCTTTTGTATTTTGTCGGCATCATTGCTAGGGCTTCCGTTTGTTTTCATATATGCAAACCCTGCTAAACCACCCATTAATATCGTTGAACTTATTTCAAGAAACATTCAATCACCTTCTTTCGTTTTGTTTTTATTCGCTTTTATCACAACTCAACACCACCTCATTTCTTAGTATCTTGTAAAGATAGTTGCGGAAAAGAAGAAGTGTTGCATCCTTTGCCGCTTGTGATGTTAGCCTATGCCGTTTTGAATTATGTGTGACTCCTGTTAAAAGAATATTCCGCTTTATGCTCGGCCTATTCCAAAAATGCCGAAAAAAAGAAATAAAAAAAGACCGTACCGCAAAAGGCATGGTCAGAAGGAAAGAGGAATTTCAAGATGAATAGTGCAGCTCTATATTTCGGACTGGCCGTTTTTGTAGGCGTGTATCTGAAGAACGAAAAGAGGACAAAAGAAAAAGACCGCCCATAATGAGCGGTCTGGCAGGCGTTTCGTGTGTGCGACCACATATAAACCCAAGGAAAAATATTTGATGTCATGGCAAGCATTCGCGATTTTGTGAGTAATCAAAATGCGCCATATGGTAAAAAGTATAAGCGTTGGACAGTTTCCGCTGTCCGTAAACATATTTTAACAGCATGTACATATATTGTAAATATGATTATTTTAAATTATGCTGTTCAAGCACGCGTTTTTGCAACTTCCCTTTTTCGGAAACGAACGTATTTTTCCATACAGCGATTCCGTTAATGAGAAGAGCGGCAGCCGCGCCCACAAGCACAACAAATGCGTTAATGCTTTCTTGATTAAACCATTCAAACGCGATACCGATTGTGCCAAGAAACAACAATAGAGCTGTGAGGAATCCACTTAGTAAAATCAACATATCTTTGCTCACTTTTCCAACTCCTTAATCTCGATTTTTAAATTTTTATTTATCGCGTATTCGCTAAGAAATTGCGCGAAGTTAGATGCAGATTCACGCGAACCGAACGAACTGACCTCGACAACGAATGTTTTGTTTTGGCTCTCTGGCGGTTTCACTTGCTGTTTTTCGGGTTTCATTGCGGCGGCACCTTCCCTTTTTCGTAAACGGTGTAGCTCCACCCCTTCGCATTCAAGAAATCCTCTGCGATTTTCCGGGAATCAGCTTTAAGGCCGCCTGTTAAAACTCGCGTGTTTTCTCCTGCGCGAATATAAGCTTCACCCCACCAACCGGAAACGCCCTGACTTTTGAGGAATTCGATCATGATTGCAACGTTTTCCGGCAACAGGCCGCCCGTAAGGATCTGAACAGTTTCTTCTTTCGGCTCCTCAATTACTGGCGGGCTTGATGCTTTCCGCTTCAGGCCGAAGTGTTTCGCGACTTCGACGGCCACCAGGCGCCCGGCAGTCTGAAGGACTTTATCATCCCGTAGCTTTTTGATGTCAATCGTACTGTCCATGAATCCGCCCTCTGTTAAAACGGCATCGCAATTCGTTTCGCGAACGATATGCAGATTTTTTTCTTTCACTCCGCGATCACGTAGCTGATAAGCAGAAACTAAGGCGGCATGGACTTTCTTTGCAATCTCGTGAGACTT